CGGATGCCGTTACGAAACTCCTTAGTATCTAAGCCTAGCAGTAAGCGCGAAATAATTGTATCAGCCATCTTTTGCTATCTTAAATAGTTTCTCAATTCCTGAGTTTCGTTTTTCGTCGTCAAATCTTAGCAAGTCGGTAGGCTGGAGGCCGCCCTTCTTTGCATTACCGCTAAAATTAGCCACTATTGTAGCTAGCCACCTGGTGCGGGCCCAGGCGTCCTTTTGCCCTGCGTAGTAAGCCTTTAGCGTCGCTTCAATCTCCGCGCCCGTTAAGCTGAGCGCGTCGGCTTTGCTAAGCCCTATTCTCCCGATTAGGAGGCCCAGTAAAGTTACTGGACCTCCGTCGGGGAAAAAGGGGCGTTTAAAAGCGCCGGGAGGGCCTCTACGGAATTAGCGCTCAATTCTTCAATAAACTGGTCAAGCGTTGGCTTTTCTTCAGTGTTCCAAAAGCGTTGGCAATAAACCAGCACTATGGTGTCCCTTAATCCTAAACCGTCACCAACCTCAGCCATACGCTTGCCAGTTAATTCTTCAAATAGTAACGCTGCCCCCAGCGCGAATTTTTGCCCCTTTTCCATTTTTATGCGTTTGTAGTTTTAGTGAAGGCACTAGCGCCTTGCAATTGGAAAGTAAATGTACCGTTGTCTTTGTCGGGCTGTGAGCTAGAAAAAGACGTAAATACAGCCTGCCCGCTTAAACTACTTTCTCCAACGGTAGGGGTTACTGAACCAGCGGCGCAAGGAGTTAATTTAACAGTTACCAAAGTCCCTACCAAATCGTACAATTCGTCAGGGTTCCACTTTGTAGCGTCGTCGTCGCCAAAGATAGCCGTACCGGATGCGGTCCAAGCTTTTGCGCTGGCCACAAACGTGCGCCAAATAGCGGCATCTTTGCTAGTAGTTTCGCGGGTGTCGCTGGTAATATCAAACGAGCACTCCGTTTCATTTGCCAAACCTTTAAAGGTTGTGCCATCCGTGCTCAAAAGGAGCCGAAATTCTGTTCCTGAATTTGTTGCCATTAGTAGGTAGTTTTAATTGTAAAAGTAAAGTCAGCTATCAAAAGGACGTTTTCCGCGTCCTGGTTGTAAAGCGTTTGGGCGTTTGTCATCCACGCGGAAAGGTACGCAGCATTTCCGTTAGCGGCAAGGTACGTGCGTATAGTTTGGAGCGTGGTTTGCGCGTTATCAGCGCTGGCCTGGTAAATGTACAGTTCCGCGTTTACGTTCTGCATCCGGTAGCCGTCTTTAGTTTCGGTTACCTCCACGCTGTCCATTTGTAGTACAATGTGGTCCGCTGTACTGCCTTGGGGGGAAGCCATAGCGTAAACGGGCAGCCCTTGGGCCGCGATCAAAGCGTCGCGTATAACTTTAAGGTAGTTCATTTTAGAGCTTGTCTAAGCTGTTGCTGCCATTTGCTTTTACCTACGCGATCAATTCGGGCACGTGTGGAAGCGCCCAGCGCCTCCCAAGCTTTGCCCATGTAGTCCTTAGCCTGGTAGCCTTTATTGGTGCCAGTTGCACGGCGTCCGTACAGTTGCATAAATGGGTAGCTTTGAGCGTCGCCCTTTGCCTTAGTTACGCGCGTAGGGCCTATCCATACGCCTATTTCATCCCGCCACGCCTTAACCCTTGCACGGGTAATTTTAATGGCTTTAAAGAGCTCATTAGTGCCTGGCTTGTTTACGTCTTCGTAAGCGGCAGAACGCGCTGAATTTCGCAGCGGTGTGGCTTCCTGGCGTAAGGCACCGTACAGCTGTTGCAGCCTAAGTTTCTCAGGTGCGTTTTGGAGCTTTTTGCGCAGCTCGTCAAGGCCAACAATTCCCTTTTGTTTAGGCATTGTCTTTCAGTTTACACTTGATAAGGGTATAACGCTTGCGGCCTTCCGGCAGCGCGCTTATTACCTCATAGCGTTGGCTGTTAAAGTCCAGCTCCCAGCTGCCAAGTACGTCGGTGCGGTATCGCACGCGCCAAGTTACTAAGGCGCTGCTTTGCATTTGATCGCTGACAAAAGCCTCGGTACCTGCTCCCTCGTTTATTACTAGCATAGCATAGCAAGTGCCAGCGCTCGCAAAGGAACGCAGCACCTGCCCGCTGTTATTTGTGGTAACGGTGGGGCTGTAAAGAGTTATGCGGCGGTCTAGCGTCACAGTGTGTTTTTGTAGCGAAATAGTACGCGGTCAAAAAACCGCGGAGTAGGTTGCGGCAAGTCGTCGCCGTAGTCAAACCCATATTTAACGCGCTGATAAATCGCGTGCATTACGTCTTTGGGGCTGCTAGTGTTCCAGCCAGCGGCGTAAACAATTTCTAATTTATCGCCCTCCACGGAAGGCGTAAGGTACCCGTTTAAAAGCGTGTACTCAGTGTCGGCCACGCCGTCCACTTTCACGTATGTAACCGCACCTATGGGCCAAAAGGGTAGAGTCAATGACTCTACCCAGTTGGTTACCACGGTAACGGTTGCGACTCCCACCACCACCTGGGCGTAGCTTAACGCTTCGTCACAGGCTGCACTGTATAAAAAAGTAAGCAAACTGTCGTCTGCGCTTCCGTCTACTCTGCAAAAAGCCTTTACCTCAGTGAGGTTAATAGCTGCGGGCGTGAAGTCAATTGTTGTCATTAGATCGTAACGTCGTCAGCAATTACGAAGCTCTTAGGACGCAAAACTGCAATGTCCATAAAGCGCTCCACGTAGATGCGGACCGTAGAGCTCAGCATTTCGGTGTAAGGGTCAATAAGCAAAGTAGCTCCGCCCCAAAATCCAATTTGTACATCTTCAAAGTTTCCGAAAAGGATGCCGTACGTGTCAGGCGTTCCGGTGGTCTTTTTAGACAAAGTCGTAGAGTAGATGTTGTAACCGTTAGCAGTTTGGACGGGGTCCAACATACCCTCCACCAGGAAGCGTCCGCTACCAGCGTCTACTTTCGTCTTTTTCAATTTAGCCACTACGTTAGGATGCGTAACGTAACCCAGGCGTCCGCCCAAAGCGTTGTTAGCCGCCAACAAAGCCTCCATGTCAACCAAGTCGTCATAAGACAAAGCGCCCAAAGCCAAGTCCTGAGCCGTGCCGTTCAAGGCAGTGTAAATACCAGTAGGCTGGTTAGATGCTCCAGTTCCTACCAATACCGCCTGCTCCAAACCTTTGTTAAAGCTTTGGTTCAATTGGTTAATCATGCGCGCCTGGATGCCCTGGCTGTATTCCTGAGCCAAAAGCTGGTTAGATACGGCGGCAGCAATTACGGACCGCTTTGGGGTCATGGTAATAGTGCTGAAAGTCAAGTCCTGTGCAGAAGCTGCGCCGGTTTCCGTGTTCCAGTTCAACGTGTAGTCAGAATCCTGAACGGGAAACTGTACGTTTCCAGTCAAACCTTCCGCTACGGAGCAAAGGGAGAGCATAGGGGTATTAGGGTACAAAAAGTCCACGTACTTACCCGGATCCGTGTAAACCAAATCACCGCCCAAGTTGCCACCAGTTCCACCAGTAACGGTGTTGGTACGCAGTTCGCGGTTCAAAAACTCAGGCATGTGGATGGCTGCCTGGTTTTCGCCACGGCTTTCTACTCCCAGCTTATTGCGCTCAGCAATACCTTCCTGGTTCATTTCGGCTTCTACTCCGGTCAATTTACCGTTGCGAGCTTCGCGGATGGCCTTAACAATGTTAAAGCTTCGCAGGTCTTTCTTTTGTGAAGCGGAGAAACCACCAGCAAAAGCTGAGGCGTCCACTCCAGCCGCCGAATTTTCGGCAGGGTCTTGGATGTTTTCCATTTTATTAGGGGTTAAATTAAATTCGGTTTCAATCACCTGGGCCGCGCGGGCGCTCTCCAGGCTTCGCATCGCCACGGCAGTGGATGGGTTCGCTCCGCGTGGCGTCAGGCTAATATCAAAAATTTCGGCTACTTTGGTAATAACACGCGTAGGCTTTTCGCCTTTCACGTTTTCCCAGCGTTCTTCAGCGACCGTAAAGGCCCAGCTTGCCTGGTCCAAATCGCCGCGCTCTACTAAGGTGCGGGCTTCCTTTCCAGTGGAGGTTTCGGGTGCGGTAAACTCAAAGTACAGCCCCTGGTCATCCGCTCGCAGCTCTAGAGTGCCCTTGCCCTTATTGCGGCGTGCCAGAACGTAGTCATAGTTATGGTTCAGCAAAGCGTGGATGTCGTAGGCGTCTACCTCGGCAAACGCGCTGCGCTCTATGCGCTCATTAAAAGCGCCCATATCGTAGGCTTCGTAGTTGGCCGCATAGCCAAAGATTAAGCCCTCCTCAGCCCCGCCGTTAAGCGGTAAGCTGCGGATCTCCTTCTTCTCTGTTGATTGTTCCATTTTCAATATCTCCCATTGTGCTCATGTGAGCCGGTTTGTTGTATTCGTCGCCGCCCTCAATAGGTGCCAGCCCTTCGCTTTTGCGTATTTCGTTTGCGCTAATTGCGCCGATATTCCAATAGCTTACGTTACGTTGAACCTGCGCCATCATGTCGCCCCGCATAAGGCTTTTAAGGTCCAGCTCAAACTCCAGCGCTCCAGTTACCAGCTTGTTGGTAAATTCCATCTCAATCTGCTCACAAAGCGGACGAATGCAGTCGCTTACAAACTGTGCGTTTTGCGCTTCAATGGATGCGTTTTGGCTGGAGCCCTGCATGTGGCCCACCTTATGCGGCGGCACCTTAAAAATGCGGCAAATTTCCTCAACTGAGAATTGCATGGACTCAATATACTGAGCTTCCTGCATGGAAATACTTACCGGTTTGTACTCAGCTCCAGCTGTCAGTACGGCGGTCTTACCGCTGTTCGCTCCGCTGTAACGCTGGTCAAACTGGCGGCCGAGGTCTTTAAGGCGCTCTACGTCCCGGATGCTGCCATCCAGTTGCAGTATGCCCTTGGGCATTGCACCGTTGCCGTAGAAACCTCCTAGGTGTTTATTAGCGGCCATAGCCGTGCCAATAGTTTCCTTTGCGTAAATAATAGGACTTAGGCCGTTTATACCGTCTATAGTCCACGCTTTCAAGTGAATAATTTGCGACGGCTCCAGGCGCATAGTCACGCCGCCCGGTAGGTATAAGCTGTAAATAAGGCGGCCGCTAGTGGTATCAATAGTAACCAGGTCGGTGTCTATCATTTCCAGCGCCGTAATGCGCCCGCGGTTCCTTACTGGCAGCACGTAGGCGTTACCGCGAAGCAATAAGCTATTGACAAGCGCCTGGCGCCAATAGTAGCTATTGTATGCCTCGGACGGCTTACGGCTTACCAATTGATCCAGCTGGCCCTCAATTCGGACCTTACCCTGCTCCGTTTCCGCAAAAAGATGGAACGGTAGGGAGGCAATTGTATCTGAAATTAAAGATACGCAAGCGTAAACGGTGGGTACCGTTGGCGCGTTATTGCTATTTACCGTTTCGCCGGCGTTGGTTTGGCCTCCACCGATAAGCTGAAAAAGCCAGGGCTTCGGGTTAATAATGCCCGAAATACTCCGGGTTACTCGTTGAAGGAAGCTAGCCATTTAGCAAAGGTTACAAATTACTTTTTACGAATCCAAATTATACAAAAACAATATCTTCCGTTTGGTAAATTGAAGTATTAGCCTGGGCATTGTGGACGTACCCGGCCAGCGCTGTAATGAGCGCGGCGGTGCCGTCTATTTTATCCGGTGCCTTGGACTTGTTAAAGGTCCAGTTATCATTTTTATCTATTTGTAGGTTTG